TGTCGGCGCGGCGCGCAGCAGGCGCGGCAGGTCGTTTTTCTTAATCCGCACTTCGAGCCTGGCAACCATCACTACCGGCTCCTGACCTTGAGCGCGTTCTCAATGCGCTGCTTTTCCCCTTCGATCACGTCCACGATCAGCAGGTCCACCTGCACCGTGTAATCGTGCACCGCCGGCGTCAGCATCAGGGGCAGTGTGGTCAGCCCAAAACGCGCCGGGTCAATTTCCACAATCAGCCCTGGGATAATTTCGATGCGCTCAATGTCCACCGCTATCCCACTTTCGCCAGCACAGCCCGCCGCACAATGCGCGCGCTGTGGTCATCGTGCAGTTGCAGCACCTCATAGGTGTCGCCGCCATACGCCACGCGGTCGCCATCGCGCAGATCAGTGTCCCACGCCAGCGTTAGCTGATACCACGCACGCCCCTGCTCCTGCATGGCGACCTGCCCACTGCCGTCCTGGCGCGCAAACGGGTCAAACCGGCACAGCGATCCGCTGGCCGCCGTTGCCCACGTCTTCGCCGTGTGGCCGTAATTGTCGGTCACCTCAACCGCGCGCTGGATTGTGCACGTGTCCGTCAGCGTCGTCAGCACGTCGCTGCGCGCCTGGGCCAATTCACGCAAGGTCAGCACGGTTGAGCCTCGTGTGTCCAATCGCGCCGCCGCTCTGGTTCCGGTAGTGCGCCGCCATCTGGAGATACCCCTGGCGCATCTGCGACCGCTTCAGATTATGGTTGTCGGTTTCCAGGTCGAAGCGGCTGGCGACGTGCGCCGCCTTGCGCTCCCACACCAGCGACGCCGCCCGGTTCATGTCGTAGGCGCGATACGTCAGCGCCCAGCCCCTGCCCGCCTGATCGGCAGCAAAGCGCACGTACCCGGCCTCGTAGTACGGCGTGTAATCCGCCGTCCCTGCCGCCGCGCCGTTTCCGTCTTGCAGCAGCCAGGCCGCGCTGCCGCTGTCCAGGCGTTCCACGTGCTGCCCTTCGTGCCAGTAAAACGATTGGTAGACGATGGCGCCGCCCACGATTTCGACCGCCGGAGCCAGCGGCTGGCTGTAGTAATCGTGCCGGCAGCGGTCAAGAATGTCCTGAAGCTGGCCGTCGCTCCAGTAGGTGATGCCCGCCACCGTGTACTCGTCTGCCGCCGCGTCGGTCATGCCGCGCAGCGACGCGATCAGTTCGGTCATGCCTGCACGCACCATCTACCACGCCTCCCCTGCCGCCGCGTCATACAGCGCGCGCTCGAACTTGTCTGTCATGCGCTCTGACCCACGATTGGCGCGTACCCACCGGCGAATGTTCGCCCGGTCCATATCGCCGACATCAGCAATATGGTCCGCCATGTCGAGCGTGTCTTCACACACGTATCCGGTCAGGCCGGCTGCCATGTTTTCTGGCGCGGCGCCATACGCGCTCACCAGCACCGGACATCCCATTGCCTGCGCCTCCAGGATCGTCACCGGCCCCGCCTCCGTGCTGGCCGGGAACAGCAGCGCCTTCGCCCGGCCCAGAAACGCGCGCTTGTCCTCATCAATCACCGGGCCGATATACTTCACACCCGGCGGTGGCGCCGGCGGCGTTGGGCCGGCAAACACCAGCTTCACCCCGGCCAGGCGCGCCGCTTCCAGCGCCATGACCGGCCCCTTCGGCGCGTGAAACATGCTCAAATAGGCGACGTAATCGCCGTCGCCCGCGCCCACCGGTTCATCGGGGATGGTCACCCCGTTGTGAATGACGCGCCCGCTGGCCGCCGCGCCCAGGTTGCGCCGGTGCCAGCGCTTGTGCGCCTCACTCGGATACACCGCACAGCGCCCCGCCGGGGCCTCGCGGTCGTGCGACCACGACACCACCGCCGGCTGATTGTGCAACCTTTGTTGCATGATCTTGCCGTGCGTGCTGTCCAGCACCACGTCAAACCCGCGCGGGTCGAATTCGCGTTCATCGCGCGCCGTGACCAGCGCCCCGGCCTCAAAGTCGCTTCCCGGCGCGGCATACAGCGTCACGTCATGGCCACGCGCCGCCAGTCCGCTGGCGACCAGGTGGACCATCTGCCCCAGCCCGTGCCCCGGAAACGCCGGGTGCGTCGGTAGCCGTGTGTCGCTCAGACAGGCGATTTTCATCAGAACCCTTCCGCCGTCACCATCGGCCACTGCGCCTTGAACGCCGTCCACGCCGCCGCGCTTTTGGTCGTCTGAGCGTGCAGCCCCCGGTCAGTATAGACGTAGTGGTACGTCAGAATGTCAGGCACAGCGATACACTGCCATCCGCGCTCGACCACCTGCAAAATCCAGTCCCAGTCCTCGACCCCGCCGCCGTAATCCCGCCAGCGGATACCTTCGTCCCAGATCGCACGGCGAAACATGGGGTTTGCGACCGGGTTGTGACGGTAGCAGTCATCGCGCTCAAAGGGCGGGGGAATGACGACATCACTGCGTTTGCCCCAATACCGGTAAGCGCCGTTAGCGACCATTGCGCCCGGCGTGGCCTCCAGGGCCGCCTTAAGGCCGGCCATCTGGCCCTGCTCGAACCAGTCATCACTCGCCAAACACTGCATGTAGGCGCCGGTTGCCATCGCCCCTGCCACGTTGAGCGCCGCCGCGATGCCACTGTTGGGTTGACTGATCCATCGCACGTCGCTCGGCATCTGCCTGAGCAAGTCTTCTGTGCCATCTGTTGATCCGTCGTTGACGACACACACCTCTACCGTCACGCCCTCTTGGTTCAGCGCGCTGCGAATGGCCCGGTGCAGCGTTAACTCGTCATTGAATGTCGGCATCAGCACGCTCACGTCAGGCCCCACGTTGCACCGTCCTCATCCACTGAGTGGCCTGTCGGTTGCCCTCGGCAATCGTCTCCAGTACCGGAAGCATGTGCCGGGTCATCACGCGATCCACGTCGTACCCGCACGCGAATTCCCGCGCCGCTGCGCGCAGCACGTCGTTACCACGCTGTTCGTGCGCCCATTCCAGCCCGGCCAGAATTGCGCTGGCCTTCGGCACGCACTGTTCGCTCCCCTGCAGCGTGTAGTCCAGGTCATCGAAAGCGTCAATCGGGATGCGATGCCCCACCGCGCCCAGTTCTGCCTGGGCCGTGAAATCGCTCACCACTACCGGACAGCCCGCCGCCTGCGCCTCTATCACCGGAATGCCAAACCCCTCACCCCGCGACGGCAGCACGAACACGTCCGCCGCGTTGTACAGCGCGTTCAGCGCCGTCGCCCCGTATTCCCCGCGTAGCCACATGTACATGTCGGGAAACAGCACGTCGGCGTCCGGCGCGCCGCCGCTGGCGCTCATACCTGCCGCGCGCAGTCCGTAGAACTTCGCCACCTCATACAGCGGCAGACCGCCCGCCGTCGGATACGGGTTGGTGTGCAGATACAGCACGCTCCCCGGATGCGCGTCCACAAATCGCGCCCACGCCTTCAGCAGCCGGTCGAGGCTCTTGCGCGCTGGGAACCCCTTGTTCGCCGCCACGCTCACCGCCACGAACGCGCCCGCCGGAAAACCGCAGGCCTGCCGCGCCCGTTCGCGGTCCATCGGCTTGAACACGTCCGTTTCGATCATGTGCGGCACATAGAACGGGTCCAGCCCCACCTTGCGCATCTCGCGCTCACCGTGCCGGCTCATGGCAATCGGCCAGCGCGCCAACCGCAGCCTGGCTGCTACTGCGGGCGGTATCGGCGTGTGGTCCACCGGCGCCCACAGCGCCACTGGCGCGCCCTTCAACACGTCCACGTCCAGCACCCAACTGTCCATCAGCAGGAACAGCACGTCCGGCTTGTAGTGGTCATAGTGCGCCAGCAGGATGTCGTTGCCCCACTGCTCGTCGCTGCCCGGCAGCACGTCCACGTCGCCGATATTCATCCGCTGGCCGCGCAGCCCGTAGAACGCGCTCACCGTCACGTCGTGTCCATGCTGCTTCAGCCAGCGCGACACAATGTCGGTCTGGTTCCCATACCCTGACCCGACATGCGGTCCGTTAGAATGCCAAAGAATTCGCATCTGGCCTCCAACCTGTGCGAACAGGGCGGGCATCAGCCCGCCCCGTGTCCATCAGATGTCAGTCAGCTTAGAAGCTGCTCGGAACGCTGGCGTTGGCCGTCAGCTTGGCGCCGAAGGTGGCGCGCTGCGTGCCCACGCCGTACCAGACGTTGTGGAAGATGTAGTACCCGGCGATGTTCGCGTCGCGCACTTCTTCCTGCTCGATGGATTTGCGGGTGTCCAGCACGATCGCCTCGCGCGTGAACACGCCGTTGACCGCCGCCGTGCCCGTGCCGATGTTGTTGTCAATGTACCAGCTCGCGCCCTGGAAGTCGCTCACCATGTAGCGCTGCATGGCATCGTTCAGCGCCTGCGACGGGTTGCCCGACCGCGTGGTCACGCCGGCCTGCGTCAGTTCCTTCCAGACCGAGTACCACGAATACGGGTGCAGCACCGCGTTGGGCATACCCACCGCGCTCTGCGCCTGCATGTAGGCAATCGCCGCCGCGCAGCGGCTCATCGTCAGCGCGGACCCGCCAGTGCCGAAGTCCTGGGTGAAATTGGTGAACTCACCCACCAGGTCGCTGTCAATCTTGACCGCGATCGCGCGCCCGGCCTCCTGGGCCACATGCGCACGCCCGTTGTCGGGGTCCGTCGCAATGCGCTGGTCAGTCAGACCGACTTTCGTGCGCACGAAGCTGGGCACGATGGTGTCCGCCGTCCCCTTCGTGAGCTGCTGCGCCGTCGGCGTGCCGCCCTCGCTCACCGCCGCAGCGGTGATTTCGCTGTAGATCGGGATGTAGCGCGTTGCCGCGCCCACACCTTCTACGTTCGTCACCAGACCCGGCATCAGCGCTTCCTGCCGCGAGACGAACAGCGTGTCGCTGTAGATGTTCTTGAACAGTGTGCCGAGGTCTGCAACCGTGCTCGGCGTGCCTCCGTATGTCATTGGGTGTTATCCTCCCCGTGTGGGCCGGAACAGCGGCGAATCTTCCGTCTTCCCGTAGTAGCGCCGCCTCCGGTCTTCGTCCGTTTCTCCCACAGCCTGCCCATCCGGGACAATGGCCGTTTGGCTCCTGGCCGGTTGCTGCTCCGGTTGTGCCGGCGCTTTATCAGGCGAACTGGCTGGTGTCTCCGCCTGCTGTCTATCCAGCCCAAGCTCCGCAATCAACGCCTCGGCGTCCTTGCGCAGCGCTTCCTCAGTGTCCCCTACCAGGCGCTTAGCGATGCCCGGCGAGAGTTTGTACTCCAGGGCGATCTGCGCGCGCACGGTCTGCGCCGCCTGCGCCTTCAGCGTGGCCTCTACTTCCGTCAGCTTGCGCTCGCGTTCTTCGGCCAGTTCCTTCCATTTGTTCTGTTCGGCCAGTTCACGCTCGCGCGCCTTTGCCGTCGCGCCTTCGATCTCGGCCAGGCGCTGCTCCAGCGACTTGCTGGCCG